ATTTTGGATTCGCCGATCGAGGTGAACATGGTAGAAAAAATGTTATACATAAACAGAAACGGAAAGCCCACGAAATAGACCCGCAGATACAGCACTGCGTCATCCAGTATGTCGGCAGGGGTTTGCAATCCACGCATCATCGAGTTGGAGAAGCAAAAGCCAAAAACACCAAGGAAGATACTTAGAAGCAAAAAGCTAATCAAGGAGGTTGACACGATTGTTTTCATTTTGCCATACTCTTTGGCTCCGAAATAACGGCTCACAACCAGCACACCGGCACCTACGCCGGCTCCCAGTGCCACACAAATGAACACATTGGTCAATGCTGCACAGGCACCGACAGCTGCAAGTGCAGAAGAACCAACAAACTGACCGACAATAATGGAGTCGGCCATATTGTATATTTGCTGAAAAAAACTCCCAAGAATCATCGGCATTGCAAAAACCGTCAACGCTTTGAGGGGTGCATCGGTTATCAAATATTCATCTTTCGACATTCTTATATTCCTCCATGGTATCTGTATCGTGGTATCCCATTCACTTACCTTCTCAAATTCCGATTTACAGGGCGAATGCTCATATCATTTTTATCCATTATACCACATCCCACCAGAAAAAACAAGGAGGTATCCCATGTATTTCACCCTTATTCTCGAAAACGAATCCGGCGAACAAGTGAACCTATCCACCACCGCCAATCAATACATGACCTCCAAAATCGAAGGTCTGAATCCGCCTGCCGGAACAGTCAGCACTTCAAGCTATGCAGGCATGAACGGCAGCTATCTGAACAACGCTTTCATCGAAAAGCGAAACGTAGTCATCTTCTTTGCCATGCGTGGCATTGGCATTGAGAAACGGCGGCATCAGCTGTATCATGTGGTCAAGCCGTCCCGATACATCAAGATTTGGTACAAGACGGCGAACATCGATGTCTATGCCGAGGGGTATGTAGAAACCTGCGAGGTGTCAAATTTCGAGCAGCAGATCAGCGGGCAGATCTCCATTCTCTGTCCGGATATTTACTGGTACAGTCGGGATATTTTCTATGCCTACTACAGCGGCATCACCGGAGCATTTCACTTTCCTTTTCCAGAGAGCGATGCTCCGTTTCCTTTGGGCGTATACTCCAACAGCAACCTGTTCTCTATCACTAATGACGGAGATGAAACCGGATTCACGCTGCGAATCGAAGCATTGCCCAGCGACATTCCGCAGGAAGTGGTGGCAGTGACACCGACCATCTACAACGAAAACGGCGAGTATC